CAGCCACAGGCTGTTCAGCATTAGTCACAGACTCAGGCTGAATTACTTTTTCTTCGATTGCCATAGATTATTTTTCAGTAGATGTTTTTGTAGTAGTTTCAACTTTAGTTACTTTCTTTGCAGGTTTTTTAACCTTTTCTGTTGAAATCTCAGATTTATGTTCAACGAGTTCCCATTTATAAGATCCATCAGATTGAAGAACCTTGTCCAAAGATTTAGCCATAGTTTTAAAGTACTTATTTAATATTCTAGCAGCTTATTCAGATTTAACCTCATTCGCTGTTGGTAATACTTCACCTTGTACCAAAATATCTCTAAATTCATCTCTATCAATGACTTGTTGATCGAATAATGATGTTAATGCTGTAATATCTTGTCCGATTAGTCTTTCAATGTCGAAGTCTCTGCTTATTTTTACTTCAGGTGGTTCGATTCCAACATATTCGGCAGAGAGATTGAAGGCTTTTTGTAGCTTTTGCTCTAATTCCATTGATACCATTGCAAGCATAGAGTTTGTGTCTACACGATCCAATCTTCTAGCATCTGCTGATTCAGCTACAAACTTCTGTTGTGATAATGTACTGATGCCTAATGTTGCCATTTGCATTTGTAGCTCTTTTATTTCTGCGGATTGTGCTTCAAATGCACTAGAAGCAGGTTCTACATAATAAACTTTATTTCCTGGCTGAGTTGCCATTGCATAATTAACAGAGATAGCTAAATCTTTAGTCTGATCATCATATCCTTCCATTACCAACATCGGTTGAGATGCAACGTGCAAACTATGAATTAAATCAGCTTGTCTTTGAAAATGTGCCAGATTTAAATATGCAATATCCAATAAAGGTGGTTTACTTACTAAATTATCTGTTTTACCAGAATAAATAGTAACTAATGGTATTTCTCCTAAAGAAAATTCTCCCGATTCTACTTGTTTATAGTCTTTATCAGTAGTGGCTACTTCAAACTCACCAGCAGAACTACCATCAGAAACATCGTACATTTCCTCTAACTGCTCTTTCTTACGAAATACTCTATATCTTCCAGGTTCTATAACTCTTACCTGATCAAAAACTTTTTCCCCAAACTGACCACTAGGTAATACAGCTTTTTCTGCAATTCTAGCCTGTATAAGATTTCCATAATTTGATTCTCTATCTAATCTCCAGCCGTACAGATTTGTCGGATCTACTTCGATCCAGTATGGTCTACGGTTCTGTTGCCTTTCTTCAGCAAGACTTAATGCACCGGAAGGTGCTGGATAATCTACAAGAATATGACTTTGACCGTAAGTTAATGAACACATTAATATTCTTCTTGCATATTCATCTAAATCTGATTTACAGCCATCAACATCCATTTTGAACATTTCAGTCCAGTATGGATCACCTGTTAATGTTATTGGTTTACGAAGTACAAGACCTGCTGCTGCTCTTATTAATCTTTGAGTAAAAGGACTAAATACTGCTCTGTTTACCCTTGCGAGATAAGCGTCATAGTCTTCTCTTGGTTCTAATGGTAAGAAAGCTTCGCTATTTGTTCTTAAGTAATCTGTTCCTTCACTAACAGCTTTCATTATTTCCCATCCTTTCATCATGTCTAGAACTGCTCTGGTTCTAGTAAAAGGACTATCTTCACCACCTGCGGAAGTTGATGAAACAATGTTGGTTCGTATTGGACCAGGGATTGAATAAGTCATAAGTTACCACTTAGTTTTATTAGCCCAATAAGCTGCACTCATTTTACCTTTGGCAATGTTTTTTGCATGACGGGCTTTGAAAGATTTTCTTCTGGCCTTGTCTTTATCGCTCTTAGGATTTTTTCCTGCACCACTAACTCCTTGTTGCCCGTAACGTATTAACTTTATTTTATCACCTTCTTTAGCTAAAACTACATGAGATTTTTCTGGGTGATTAGGAGTCCTCTTTGGTTTATTGTAACCTGAAAGATTAAACTTTTTTAAACGGGAATCCTTTTCTTTGGGCATTACTTTCCTTTTTTCTTCATGGCTATTCTATGTGCTTCCATAAATGTTTTTCCGCTTAACATCTCTTTCTTCATTACTGCCATGTGTTGTGCAGTATGAGTACCTTTCTTTTTATGGTTTGCTAAAGCAGTCTTTTGCCTAGTTGTAAGTTCTTTCTTCTTCATTTCTTTTTCCTCTTTTTCTTTTTAGCATTGAGTTTTTTAAGATCAGCAGCCGTAATCTTATCCCGTGGTGGAGCAACCGCAGCAAGTTTACGTTGTTTCTTTGAGTAGGATTTCAAAGGCATTAGGCAGCGTTGGTGATAGCACCAGATGTTACGAAGCTAACACTTACAGTTTCAAGATCACCTGTTTGAGCACTTAAAGTTGTTCCCTGAACAATTCCAGCGAAACTTACTTTTTTAGTACCAGAAGTATCTAAGAATAATTCAAACTGTGCATCTGCTGGATCTTCTGCTGTTAAAACATCAGCAAGTAAATTTGCTGTTTCGTCACCACTAGCTGCTGTATATAAGAAATCAATAGAACCAGAACCAGAAATTAGTCCACCAACAAAACTTCTTGATGTTGCTCCATGAGCAGTCACATCTAATGTGTCTTTTGATATGTCTAATGACCAACCAGTTGTAGAAACTATTGCTTCTGTTGTTCCAGTTCCGTTTTTAAATTTAACAGAACCTTCTTCTCCACGAAAAAATGCCATGATCCAATGAAAAAAAGAGTATTTATAGATAGTTTAACTTGTAGTTGACTTTTTTACAGTACCTTTTGACATTTTTGCTTGATATTGTTCACAACGAGGATCCCAAAGAGCAGGATTACGCTTTCCTTTCACTTTCTCGATGATATTGAGCATTTCGTCAGTAATTTCAATCATTTTTTCTTGGTTTTCTTCTTCCTAAGTATATCAGCATCAGCTTTTCTAGCACCTCCCCTGCCTGAAATGAAACTATTTACTCTGCCCATAGCCCATGCTGCCATTGGTACGTTACGAGATCCAGATGATAAATAGGCTCCCTGTCCTCTGCGGTAGACCTGAGACAGTTGGCCGTAGGTGAAGCGGCTTTTATCTGCTTTTTCTTTTAGTGTTTGTTTTGTTTTTTCGCTTAGTGGCTTTCTTTTTGTCGTCATTTTGGGCTGTTCGTGATTTGTTGATGGCTTTTATGTCAATATATTGCCCTTTTTTGTACTTTTCGGCTGTTTCTTTAATCTCTTTTGCTTTTTTAGACCTGTTTTTTGCACCTGCAAGGTATTTACTAGGCACATTCGTCTTTTTGTCTCGTCTCACCTGTCTAAAGCGTCTCATTTTTTCTTAGTTTTCTTCTTCTTTTTCTTCTTTTTTGTTGTGGATTTCATTGATCCACCATAACCATAAGCCATGATAAAAAGTGTCTCTTAGTATATTCTAAACGAAGTTTGTCCTAGTGTCTCTGGTTTTGCAAGATTGAATTGTTGGAGGCAAAGGTAGCCGAAAGCGTCAAATGCGTGGTCAACTCCTAAATTCTTGTTAGGCATACCTGTGTTTGGTGCGTAAGTTAGAGTTCTGAGCGATTTTATTAATTCTTTACAGCGTGGGTGAATTAAAGTTCGTCTTTCTCCTGATGCGTCATATAGTGCTGTGTTTACAGATGTTACTTTGTCTCGTATTTTCCAGGGAGCTTTGGGGGAAGATACTGTGAATCCGCTTCTGCGTAGGATAGTGTGGTCCGTTGAACCTACTCCTGATGTTTTTCTGGCAGCACCCGTGGGGTCGGGGCAAGCTACTACTCTGCGTTCCACACCATATCGGTTGGTTACTTCTTCGGCAAAATCCCAGGTTGTTGCTCCACCCGTCATAATTATTTCGTCAAAGACGTATAAATATTCTCGGTAGCGGACTGCACAGATTCCGCAGAGTGGGTCTACGTTGAAATCGACTCCCAGAAGGAGTGGGGCGATGTTTATGTCCTCGGCTTCGGTAGAAATGTTGGAATCTGAAAATGAGACTGCGACAAGACCTGTGAGATTCTCGAAGCTGGCCTCAAATTCTTGCTTGAATGTTCTTATGTCCAGTTGGGATCTTGCGGCTTCGACTTCTTCTTTTGGGACGTTGCCCCCGTCTATTGTTGTAAAGCTCCAGCGTTTCCAATCTCCTGATGTATCTTCTGGAACGTAGCACCATAAGTCGTAGAACCATGAGGCTGTGCCGTCTGGTGTGGATATGAATAATGCCCAACCTTGTTTGTCTGCGAGGGCAGGTCGGATTACTTGGAACCAAACATCGGAATCCATGAAGGCTGCTTCGTCAAGTACTACTCCAGCGAGACTTCGGCCTCGGAGGGTCATGGCGTTTTCTGTTCCTTTGAGTTCGATTAGCGATCCATTAATTAGTTCGATTTTTAGATCGGTTTCGTTTTTGGAGGCTATCCACTGGGGTGGGATTAGTTTCTTTATTTCTTTCCAGGCTATGTCCTTTGCCATGCGGTAGGTTGGGGCACAGTAGAAGTAGGTTTCGCCTGGGCGGTTTATTGCTGCTTTTAGTAGTTCGATGCAGGATAAATAGGATTTTCCGAATCTTCTGCCAGCTACCAGGACTCTGAATCTGTTTTCTGCGTTGAACACCTCCCCCTGTGCCCATCGGAGGGAGAGATTTTCGGCTGTTTTTGTGCTCATGTAGTAGAGATTAGCTTAAATTTTGACAAATTTCTGCGTTTTACTCGACCAAACGCTATATTTAGGGTTATTATTCAAGTATCAATAGCATTTTAGTCCGTGGCTGATTCTATTCTTCGTAATCCAAATGGTCAATTTACATCCGAGCGAGCTAATAAGCAGGATGGCAGGGTATGTGGTAAGAGACAACCTGATGTAGTAATCGAAGCCAGAAGGCAAAAACTTTATAAAAGACAGTTAGAAGGTAAGACTACCAGACAATTAGTGCTGGAACACGCTGCTACAGAGGGAATTGGCATTGAAACAGCCTGGAGTGACTGGAGAAAGGTAAAATCCTGGAACGATGAGGACTGGGAAAAAGATAGAGAAAAGATGGTGTCACGACTCCAGGGAATGAGAATGAAGTTGTTCAACCAAGCTATGAAGAAGGGTCAGCTTCAAACTGCTGCTCAAGTGTTGGATTCACTCGGTAGAGTACTAGGGGAGAGTGTAGAGAACATAAATATTAACGCTCCACAGCTATCTATTAGCGTTGAAGATAAGAAAAAGTAGTTGACATTAGTGTAATATTGTAGTATTATTATATTGTAGTATTTTAGAGCTTATGACTTGATTTATCAGTAGGTTCAGGGGTCTATTACAGCCTTAAAAAAATTTTGCAATATGTCCCCTTGCCTGTAAGATAGCGTAAAAAAAAAATTAAAAAAAAAAAAATCAGCAATAAAAAAGCTCCTAGATTTTAGGAGCTGTAGAGGATAGCGTGTGAAGTCTGGACTAATTAGCCTAGATGTTTTTTCTCACATTCAATAGTTGTAAATCTGCCATCTGCTAGACATTTTTCAAAACCTTTATTTGTGAGATAGCCAGCAAGTAATAAGCTAGACAGTCCAACAATTAAAACGGTTGCATTAAGCCTGGAACGATTAGAACGGGTTGTTCTTAAGCTATACAATTTGATTAGGTTGTGATTAGTTGGTTTCATTTTGGGAGAGGTACGGAAAGAGAGAATAAAAAGAAGTTAATAAAGTGTATGTAATAATTTTTTATAGAATTGTTTTTTAATTAGTTTTGATTCAAAACAATATCTAATAGTTTGGATAGCTTTTAAACATTCTTTATAAGTCAAAGCAGAATTAATTTCATGACTAAAATTACCATCTTCAAAAATTACATATCCCGAACCGTAACGATTCAAAAATAAATTAGTTCCTAATGTTTCATTTAAACATTTAATTTCATATTCAAGTTTAGAAACTGACATTGTTAGAACCTCCATTTTGTTTGTTAATTCTTGCTTCATTTAAAATTGCATCTATTGCAAATTGACTCGGTGGCATTTCGTAATAAGTTTTAGACGTTCCATCAGGTTGGATTTCAACAACTTCTTTTGCTTCAGGTGCTTTAAAATATTCTTTTGATTCTGTTTCCAGAATTGCGTGCATTTCGGTTGAATTGTTCCAGACATTTTTAATAGTTGTCATGTGTAAATTTGGGTGAATTACTCTTTAATTATAATCTATTTTGCTATCTAATACAATACTAAAATAATACATTAAAACCCTTAAAAACTATCATTTTCCTAAAATTTCTACACAGTCTCACAAAATAAGACTCTAAACTCATTGATATAACTAAACAATCTCACACGTAAGAATCAAACAATTTTAAAATTTAAACGTGCAATACTACATTAACAAATTTAAAATCATTCAATTATCAAACATTAAAAAAGCTAGACTCAATTAAGAATCTAGCTATTAATTAATTAGTTCCTGATCTAATTTAATTTAATTTTCCTGATCCAGTAAATATTTACAATAATCTTTGTCTATTCCATTTCCATTTTTGATAGTTTCTTTCAAATGTGAAGTTGATCTCTTTATTTTATCAATTTCAATTTCTAGATTTTCTATGTATTTTTTATAATCTTCAATCTGCTTTTCATATCTAAAAATATTTCTATCCTGAATCTCTAAATATTTGAAAGTGCCTATATCAATTCTCTCTAAATCTGCATGAGTACAAATAATTTCATCATCACCAGATATTTTTCCCTGATCTATTAGATCATAATATTCTGATAGTTGGTCATCAACTATTTTGAATGTTTTTTTAAATTGTCTTTGATAAGTTTGATAAGTAGCCATAATAATTAATTGAATGAATTTTTAAATGTGTAATTGAATGAAAATTTAGCTAGCCCAATATTTTAAAACTTTTCTAAATTCTTGCCTAGTTTTATATACTTTTTTAAGAGTGCAATTATTATAAGAATTAATCCTACTAGGTTTTAAAGTTCTTATTTTTAAATTCATAGGGATATGCAAAGCAATTAAATCTAAAATCTTATTCAATTTATGATAATATTTTGTATTCTCTAAAATTAATTCATTAGATAGATTTAATCCATTATTTTGAATAATTAAGCCTAAACGATTATAAGATTTAAAATTTGATGAATAATAATTTCTAAAATAATGCCTTAATTCGTAAGGATGCCAGTATAAATTTTTGACATTTTCTTTAAATGGGATTTCAAGTTGTTTAAAATTTTTCATAAAAATAAAGGTGGTTTTTACATCCTTATTGTATTATCTAACAATTAATAAATCAAGTATAAATACTGATATAACTATAAAAATTAAATGACTACTAATACCTTTAACTCTATTAAATTATTACAATCTCACTTAGTCTAATTTGAGACAATAAAAAATCCTAGCTTTTTACACTAGGATTATTGAATTTTAATTGTATGTTAGACAGTACTTAAAACCTCTATCCCTTTTAATGAACAACCCATATCACCCATAGCCAAAGTTAATAAATCAGAATCAGGTCGATAATAAAAATAAAACTTACATGAATGTTTACAAGGCGATCCATCTTTATTTACTTGATATAATGTCACTTTCTCAACATTATATTTCTTTGAATGGGTTCGGCGGCCAACTATGAGAGTTTTTTCCCTCTTACCAAACATAGAATCTATTAATGAAACTTTGATCCTATCGTTATTTCTTAATGAGCAAAATGTTTCATACATAATCTTAAGCTCCTACCCTTGAAAGTCTCAAAGACTCTTTTCGAGCTTTTAAGATTCTCTCTTGACAACGACCTCTCATAAGCGACTCGAACCTTATTCTCGCTGATTCTGTAGAATCGACCCTGCTAGACTCTGAGTGTGTCTCGTATTCGGTTATAGCGTTAAATGCGTTAAAAACATTCGGTTGCTTACCATTAGCTTCAATTTCAAAGTTTCTTTTAATGTCGATCCATTCCTTATTAATATCTTTAAATTCTTTATTTCTCTTTAACTTAGTTTCTTTGTCTGTTATCTGACCTGTTAATTTATCTTGAAAACTATGCAAAAATAAATCCTTTAACATTGAATTAGAGCATTTAGTATTTCGCATTGCTTTAAATTCTTCAATAGAATTTGAAAAATCATCACGTTGAAATGATAAGTATTTTCCTAAGTTTTCAAGTTGATTATTAACCCCAGACTGATGCTTAAACACCATTTTATTTTTACCTGATTGTATAGACCCCATTTGATTAAAGCACCATAATCGCACGTCAGATTGTATAACTTTGAAGCTATAACTGCCATCCATACTATTTACAAAAATCATTCTTCTGCGGATAGCGTCACCGTTTGACACTTCCAGATCATTATTTTTAATTGCACATACTATGAAAACTCTTGCAGTATTTTGCATAGAAATAATGTGTTCAACGTCTAAAAAATTTAAATTAGGTTGGATAGCATCTAAAATTACATCGTGCTTCACTAGCTCGTATGTATTTGAAACTGTAGAAATAACCTTGTTTAATCTCTTACTAAAAATAGATTTTCTGTTTGGACATTCATAAGATACATCTTTGTATTTTGTAAATGTTGGTAATACTTCAGGATCATTTAAAATTCCAGTTTTAAATAAAGTAGTCTGTAGATCATCATTTCTGTTAAATGGTGTAGCTATTAAATTTTCGTTACCTTGTCTTTGATACCCTAAATTTGTTCTAGTAAAGTTGTCATTTTGATAAGGTCGATCCACTCTTAAATCATTTTCAGTAAATGATACTAAAGTGTCAATTTTGTCTGAGTTGAAATTCATGGGTGTTGAATAAATAGATTACATATAAAATACTACACTAATATATATGAGATAGCAACCAATTAATCTAAGTCTATTTTAATTAATATTTTATCAATTAATTTATCTGCTCGATAGCAGAGATTTTTTGAAAATTGATTTTTATAATTATTTGATATTTTTTGTAGAACAATTAAAATAAAAAATAAATCCTGTATAGGGATAGAAACATGACTATGTTTAAAAAATTTATGAATATGAGAGGCCATGATGAATGAAAAATAATGAATGAACGTTCCAACGTTATCTAGTAGCTGATGAATGTCAATAATGAATGAAAATTCTGAGAATTCTTAGTGATAATTATGAATGAGAATTTTGATATTGCATATTAAAGGCGATTAGTGTAATATTATAACGTTCACTAAATCACAATTATTTAATGAGGTATTTATGCCAAATTGGACATACAACAGAGTTAGAGTCAGGGGTGACGATTCTGAAAAAATTAAAGAAATCAAAGAACTATTTAAAGGCGAAAATCCTTTTAATGTTTTAATACCCGAACCAGATTGGACAGTCACTCCATTAACTAAAGAATATGCAAAGGCTTATGCGTTTTCTGATCCTAGAGGAAATGTAGGGGAACTGCCTACACCACCCGATCCAGATAAAGCCTATAGTTGCCCTACTTTTGCATCAACTGGTAGGCAAGATGACAGGTGGTATGACTGGAGAACACAGAATTGGGGTACTAAATGGGGTGCTTGTGAAATTGAAATTACTCAAGATGACGAGGATTTTCTTGAGATTACTTTTAATACTGCATGGTCGCCACCTGAACCAATAGTTAATGCATTACGTTCCAGATATGAATGTAAAGATGAGGATTCTTATAGTAATGGGAAATACATTAGTGTTTCTTGGCTGTATGAGCTAGAGGGTGATGAGGGGGTTGGTTATCTCTAATGAAAAGAACTGAATCCGATTTTATTTTCGCTAAGTACTTTGATTCTTATGACGAGTCACAATCCAATACAAAAGATACTTTAGGTTTATTAGGTGTTTATCAGCTACTACATGATGAGAACGGTAACTGGTGTTTAATTAAAAACAATCTTGGTATTGACTGCGATAAGCATAAAGACGAAGATCATGTTGAAGTTTTGATTAAAGATAATGACATCTTTGATTTATTCCGTGTGCTATCTGAGGAACACTTTAAAAACCATAAAAAATTCTATAACAAAGAATTTAAGTATCAGGATAAAACAGATGAACTATAAACAAACACACCCAGAATTTCCGCTAGATAGTGCGTGGAACGATCCAGTACTTAGGCATATTTTTATAGGAATTGTTAGTGATCTAGCTTTCGGTGAAGAAACTATTGAACGTGGTTTCACTATGGAAGAGGTCACTAATAGATTAAAACTTTTCTGTGAATTTTCTAATAAATGGGAAGAGCATAGTGGAGAAGGAAAGCTGCTAGATGACTAAAGAAGAAGCTGAAACCTTCATCTATAAATGTCTGGTAGATAACGAATCCAAAAAAGATCCAAAAGAAAAATTAACTCGTTTGGATATATGCGATATACTGCATACTGATTTTGAGATTCCTAAGTCTACGGCATATAGATATTACAAAGATTCTTTTAATCTATACAAATGGGAACAGGCCAAGCCCGATCCATCGCAAAAGATTAAAGATAACAAAGATACCATTTTAGATAATGTACTGGATACTGCTGAAGCTGCACTAGCTGACGGAGATACTGCTGCATATTTTAAAGGTATCGAATTATATTCAAAATTACTTACGAGGTTTAAAAAAGTATGAATCAATTTAGAATCGAATGTTCAGAAGTGAACTACTTTACTGTTTTAGTTGAAGCTAGAACAGAAGAGGAAGCCCGATCCAAGGCTAGAGCAAACATAAATAAGTTTGATGTTGAAAATGAATATAAAGGGGAATGGGTCATAGAAACTATTGAGGAATTGTAATGGATTCATTTTTACATAACCATCAATCTGCGTTGGATAGCCAACGTGAAGATGATGCAATTAAAGATTTGCAGGATTCGGGTGTATATCCCGATCCAGGTAATGAAGAAATTTCTGTTGATGATGATGACTACGAACCAACAGATTACGAAATGATGTCATCCTTTGGCACTAAATGGCACGATTACTTATGAGTAATTCTCAGAATGATGCCTTGCTCGAATCCATACACGATACTGTGTGGGAAGAATATCGGGTGAAAAATGATCTTACAGAAGATCAGCTAAACGAAATGTGCTGGAAACATGAAGAAGGTACACTTCCATATATTTTAAAAGAAACTAACAAACGATTTGAGGATTTATGCCAATGATTAACGAACCAATGAAAAGAATTAGTTTAACTGAGGATCAATCCTATGACATGATAAAACTTTATGACATTTTAAGGGATATGGACTTTGAATTAACTGAACATCAAGAAAACGTATTTATGAGAATACTAGACTACTGCTAACTCTTTAAGTTGTTTGTGGTAACGATCCACTCTATCTAGAAAAATACTTTCTGATCCTCTCATTTCTAATTCTGAGAGGATTTTTATTTGTGGCTTTCCGCTTCTGCGAGCTACTACAACTGCCCCGTATTTTGCTTGGATTCCTGTGAGACTCTTAAGACCCAAACTGTACGCTCCAAGTTGATGACAGAATTGGTTTATCATGTCGTCTGACCTAGCTTCTTTTG